GTGGGCGGCAGGGCCATCAAGCGAGCCATCCTGCTCGACCAGGCCGCGCGGATGTACGCCGACGACCCGCGCCCGAACGACTACTTCTCGCCGGCCGAGGGTGCCGACCCGGCGGACGACGACGAGATCAAGGACATCCTCGACAAGTGGACGGACAGCCGGAAGCGCCGCGCCACCGGCTACGTACCGGCATCCCTGAAGTACGAAACCGTTGACTCGCCGAGCCCGGCCGAGATGCAGCTCGTGGAGTTGCAGCGGCAGGCGTCGCTGGACATCGCCAACGCGTTCGGTGTGGACCCCGAGGACCTTGGCGTCTCGACCACCAGCCGCACGTACCAGAACGACGTGGACCGCCGCCGCGCCCGGATCAACGACGTGTTGAGCCCGTACATGCGCGCGATCACCGACCGGCTGTCCATGGGGGACGTCACCAAGCGCGGCTACCGCGTCGACTTCGACCTTGACGACTACCTCAAGTCGAACCCCACCGAGCGGTGGAGCACCTACAAGACGGCGGTGGACATGGGCGTGATGGACGTGGAGGAGATCCGGGAGAGGGAAGGGTTACCCCCTCGGGTTACCCCCTCGGCCCCGGCGGGCCCGGCTAACCCCGACACCGTGCCCGCCGGTCCATCGTCGACCGGTGCAAGCGCATCACTCGCGGTGTCCTTCGATGACAGTGCACCGCTCCGGTTCGCCGATGTCCCGGTCGCTGAGTTCTCAGTGGACAGCGATGCGCGGACTATCGAGGGCCTGGCGTTGCCGTACGGGAAGATCGGCACCAAGGCAGGACTCAAGTTCCGGTTCGACCGCGGCGCGCTACAGGTCACCGAAGCGTCCCGGGTGAAGCTGCTCCGGGACCACGATCCGTCCCAGCCTCTCGGCGTGGCCACGGATCTCAAGGACACCCCGGCGGGATTCAAGGTGAAGTTCAAGGTTGCGCGCGGCGCGGCCGGCGACGAAGCCCTTGCCCTTGCCGAGGATGGGGTGCTCGACGGGCTGTCTGTCGGGGTCGACTTCGACTTCGCCGCGGACACCGCTCCGGACCCCAGGAACAAGGGCGTGGCGCTGGTTCGCCGCGCAGATCTGCGCGAGGTCTCCCTGACGGCGATGCCCGCGTTCGACGACGCGCGAGTGACGAAGGTTGCCGCGTCCCGAGATGGAGGAAACATGACCGAGCCCGCCACTGGTGGCGCCCCGCCCGTCGTGGCGGACCCGGCACCTCAGACCATGGCGTTCACCGCTGAGCAGCTCGCCGCGCTGCTGGGTCGTCAGAATGTGCCGACCCCTGCCGAGCCGGCCGAGCCCGAGCAGCGACAGATCGTCAACCCGACCCGGCTGACCGCCTCGACCACGGTGACCGATCCGGCCCCCTATCGCTTCGACAGCCGCGGCAACCTCATGCGGGGTAGTCACGACTTCAGCCAGGACCTGTTCGCCGCTCAGGGTGGCGATGCGGCCGCAATGGACCGTGCCACGGACTTTGTCCGCGCACAGTTCGACGTGGCCACCACGGACGTGAACGAGCTGAACCCGACGCGGAACCGGCCGGACCTCTACGTCGATCAGCGGGATTTCCGTTACCCGATCTGGGATGCGGTCAACAAGGGCACGCTCACGGACATCACCCCGTTCACGTTTCCGAAGTTCTCCAGCGCCTCCGGGCTGGTCGCCGCGCACACCGAGGGTAACGAGCCCAGCTCCGGCACCTACGTCACCACGTCGCAGACGGTCACCCCGACCGCGATAAGCGGCAAGGCGAAGATCACCCGCGAGACCTTCGATCAGGGCGGCAACCCGCAGGTGTCCAACCTGATCTGGCGGCAGATGCTCAAGGGCTGGTTCGAGGCTCTCGAGGCCGCCGCGGTCACCGTGCTCGACGCGGCCAGCCCGACCCAGATCGACCTGTCCGGCACGCCGGGCCTGGCCGACGATGGCCTCGACCAGGCGATCACTGCGGCGTTCGCCGCGCTTCAGTTCGTTCGTGGCGGGTTCTCCATGGACAACCTGTTCACTCAGATCGACCTGTACAAGGCGCTGGTGGCCGCGACCGACGCAGACGGCCGGCGGCTGTACCCGGCGATGGGGCCGACCAACGCCAACGGCACCGTCCGGGGCCGCTGGGCCGCGCTGGACATCAACGGCGTGACCGCGCTTCCCGCGTGGGCACTGGCCGCCACCGGCACCGTGGCCGCTTCCTCGTACCTGTTCGACAGCGAAAGCGTGCACGGCTGGGCCTCGGCTCCGCAGCGGCTGGAGTTCAACATCGAGGTTGCCCACGTCTACATCGGAATCTGGGGCTACAAGGCGACCGCGATCTCGGACATCAACGGTGTCCGCGAAATCGTCTACGACCCGGCGTAAGGAAGCGGACATCCCATGGCAAAGCATGTTTCGGTCTACGCCTCGGCGGCGCGCACGGCCACGCCGACCGCGGTCACGGTGCCGACCGGCCGGTACAAGTCCCTGCACTTGGTCATCGACGTCACTGCGGTCACGGCGACTCCGTCCGTGGTGTGCACTGTGGACGGCTACGACCCGGTCTCCGGCAAGTACTACAACCTGATCACCAGCGCGGCGCTGACCGACTCCGGTGCGCCGTACACGCGGGTTCTGCGGGTCGGCCAGGGCCTCACCGCCTCGGCGAACCTGACCGTGCTCGATGTGTTGCCGTCGACCATCCGGGTGACCATGACGCACGGCGATGCCGATTCGATCACCTACTCAGTCGCCGCGACGTTGGTGCCGTGATGGCCGCCAAGAGCCGCAGGACGGCAGGCGATGAGGTGCAAATTTCCACTTCATCGGACCTTCTTGTCGGGGCCGCCGAAAAGGTCCCCGCTGCACCCTCGTTCGGCATGTGCGAGGGCGTGCGGACCGACCTCGAGCAGGTCGAGAAGACGACCGACCCGTTCACCGGGCAGACCGTCACGCGGGACGAGAGCTAGCGGAGGGCCGCGGTGGCATGGGAGCCGGACTACGCGACGCTCGCTGAACTTCGGGAGTATGTGACCCGGAGCAGCGAGACGGTTGACGACGTCGATCTCGCCATCGCGCTCACAGCTGCTTCCCGTGCCGTCGATCTCACGAGCTCGCAAGGCATGCCACGGCAGTTCGGTCTCGTTGCCTCGGCCGAGGAACGGCGGTACACGCCGCGGGGGTCGCGTAGCCGCGGGAGCTGGGTGGTCGAAGTCGACGATTTCCAGACCACCACTGGGCTCTTGGTGAACCTCGACCTAGATGGAGATGGCACGTTCTCCGATGCCATCACGGGGTTCACCAAGCTTCCACTCAACGCCGCAGCCAAGGGCTACCCGTGGGAGAAGATCGTCATCCCGGACACCTACAACGGGAGCCTGTGCGGCAAAGAGGGTGAGGTTGCGGCTACCGCAAAGTGGGGCTGGACCGCGGTTCCCACGGCGGTCAAGCTGGCGACCCTGTTGCAGGGCTCCCGGTTCATGAAGCGTCGGGAGGCTCCCTTCGGGGTGGCCGGCTCGCCGGAGAGCGGGACGGAGATCCGCCTCCTGGCCCGCGTGGACCCTGACGTCGCCGTGTCGCTCCGCAAATACGTCCGGCATGCGTGGGGGCTCGGATGAACCTCGCGGACGTCATGGACGAACTGGGCACGGCGCTGGACACCATCACCGGGCTTCGGGTGTACCCCTACACGTCCGACTCCATCACCCCGCCAGCCGCCGTGGTCGCGCTCCCCGAGGGCATTACCTACGACGACACCTATGCCCACGGCAAGGACTCCATGGTCCTTGAGGTGACGGTGATGGTCGGCAAGGTCAGCGACCGCGCCAGCCGGGACGTGATCGCCGCATACGCGAACGGCTCGGGCAGCAAGAGCATCAAGGCCACTTTGGACAACGCCACCTACACCTCGTGTGACGTGGTGTCGGTGAAGTCGGCGGAGTTCGACGTGATCAGGGTGGCGAGCATCGATTATCTGGCCGCGGTGTTCACCGTCGCCATTGCAGGATCAGGGAGTTAGCCATGGCGCTTGTGCACACCAAGTCCACCTACTGGAGCATCAACGCGGTGGACATCTCCACGTACTGCAACGCCTCCGACTTCGAACGCGGTGCAGATGAGCACGACGTCACGTGCTACGGAGTGGACGACCACGTGGTGGCCGGGGGTCTGGGCAACGGCAAGACCACCATCGGCGGGTTGTACGACACTGCCGCCGGTGGCCCGCGCGCCACCATCGAGCCGCTGATCGGCACCGTGGTCGCGCTCGTCCACCGGCCCGCCGGCACCGGCACCGGCAAGCCGCAAGACACGGTGAACGTCCTTGTGAAGAACTACAAGGAAAGCGCTCCGGTAGCCGACTACGTCCGGTGGAGCGCTGATCTGACCCACTCCGGCGCGGTCACCACCGCCAACCAGTAGGGAACCCCCCGGCATGGACAAGGATGTTCTACTCAAGCGCAAGGCCACCGACCGCGCCGAGGCAGTCGAGTTGGACGAGGGCGTGACCGTGACCGTGCGCGCGCTGTCCCGCGGTGAGGTGCAGCGCATCAAGGACGAGAACGCCAGCGCGCACACCTACGAGAACCGACTCATCGCCGCAGCCATCGTGGACCCCAAGCTGACCCCGGTCGAGGTCGCCGAGTGGCTCGACGAAGCCCCGGCCGGCGACAGCGTGTCCATCATGGAAGCGGTTATCAGACTGTCCGGCATGGGTGAAGGCTCGCCCAAAAGCAGCGTATGAGGCGTTCGAGGATGACCCGGAACTCGAGTTTGAGTTCTTCCTGGCGAAGAAGCTGCACATGACCGTGGGCCAGCTCCGGGAGGACATGAGCCAGGACGAGTTCGTGAGGTGGGCCGTCTACTTCGGACGCGAGGCGCAGCGTAGGGAACTGGCGCAGAAGTGAGGAGGCGACATGGCGATCATTGACCCGATCAAGGTCGAGGGCCTCGCCGAGTTCCGTCGCAACCTCCGCACGCTGGACAGCAACCTAGGCAAGGCGATGCGGATTGCCCTCAACGAGTCCGCGGACATCGTGGTGGACTGGGCGCAACCCCACGTACCGAGTCGCTCCGGCCGGGCCCGGGGATCGATTCGGGCCAAGAGCACGCAGACCGAGGCGCGTGTAGAGGGTGGCGGCAAGCGGGTCCCCTACTACCCGTGGCTCGACTTTGGTGGACGCGTGGGCCGCAAGCGTTCCGTCAAACGACCGTTCATCAAGTCCGGCCGGGCCATCTACCCCGGCTACACCAGGAACCGGCAACAGGTTCACGACCGTCTCCTGAAAGCCCTGTTGCAGGTGTGCGAAGAGTCCGGGGTGGGGGTGGACTGATGGCCAGCAAGCCGAGCGTCACCCTCACCTTTGCCGGTGATGAGCAGAAGCTCAC